CAACAATTTGAAGCAATGGTTGAAAATATTTTTATCAGCACTAAAAAAGAAACAATATGAGTTTTGGATATTCAGGAATAGTAGCAGGTAGCGCAATCAATAGCTACACACAAGCGAGAAGGTCAGCAGATATGATATATCAACGTGGCAATACCTATAACATAAACCTAACAGGAAGCACATACGTGTCGTCAATGGAAATGGTTGTGGATATGTACGTTGATGATATTAAGGTTGGTACAATGTCAGTAGTACCTTATGATATAACACAAGCAGCAGGTCCAATATACACTTACAATTTTAATTTTAGACCGTATGACTACCTATCAAATTATATTAATTCAGAACATTATACGTTCTATTGGTTAAATGATTGGCAAACAACCAACACGCAAATCAATATCAATAACACATACAAGAACGAGATTAAAGCAAACTTCAAATATGGTTATAGATATTTGAGTGGTACTACATTGGTAACAGAATTTACAGGTTCAACACCTACTAATGATTATAACCACTGGTCACCAATACCTGATTGTCCTACGGTGTACGATAGTTTTAGTGACTACACAAATACAGGAAAGTATTTTGATTTGATTGGTGGTGCTTTTCAATTGGATGAAAAATATATATTACCTAACTACGACCAAACAGTTGGTGAGGTTGCGTTATTGAATGGTGGATATTTTGCTACCGTTGATAGTGCTTTAAACCTTGCACCAATCAGTCAGTTCTTAATGAGTGGACCTACACTACCTGAAGCAAGTGAGGCATCAAGATTTTTAACTGATGCGCCACGCATCCAAACTATACAAACTGATGAAAATTACGTATTATATTACTTGAACGGATTAACAGGTGACAGACAATATACTGAAACTGATTGGTGTTACTTCCAATTTTATGATGAGAATAATAATCGCATACAATACTTTTCGCAGCCATTGAATTATGCAGGAACAATATACGCACCACCAACAGGATATACTGATAATTTAACTATCAACGCACTTCCTTGTGGACCTGCAGATATTAATAACATATTTGCAACAATAGATTTTTCAACGGTTGCTTATTATACAGTTCAATTATGTTATGGAAGTGGTGGACCTGTAGGACCGATTAGTGAGTTGTTCTATTTTTATGTGGAGACAAACTGTCTACCACAAAATACAAGAGTAGCGTTCTTAAATAATAGAGGTGGATATGACTACTACACATTTACTGCGTATAGACAAGACACCAAAAAAATAACAAGACAAACTTATGATAGTAGATATTATCAAACCAATCCTAATACTCCCGATAGAAGTGTGGGTAGAACCATTAAAACTTTTGCAACGGATGTGGAACAAGAGATTGTATTAGAAAGTGATTTTATTTCAGTAGCTGTTGGTCAATGGTTAGAACAACTATTCTATTCACCACAAGTGTACATTATGAAGCCTGATTATATTTCACCAATAGACAGACAAGATAAAGTGTATAAAGATTTAAACCCTGTACAAATATTATCAACTGAGGTGGAGACAATTACGAAGAAGCACCAAAAATTAAATAAATACAAAATCACGATGAAGGTTGCAAACAACTTTTTTGTGAATAAAGGTTTCTAATATATGAGTAGTCAACAACAAACATTATTAAGGGTACAAACAAACGTACCATCTTTAACTTTATCAGGCGCAACAACATATGAATATTTAGATTTGTATGATGATATACCTATCAAGATAAATAAATCGTTTGCAGAATTACAAGACATATCAAAAAAGAACACTGACTTTTCAGTAAATCTTTCTTTACCTGGTTCAAAAACAAACAACAGATTTTTTGAAAGTTTCTTTAACGTGGATGTGGATGCGTTGTATTTTTTTAGTAATAAGAAGACACCTTGTGACGTATTAATAGACAACCAATCATTCTTTAATGGTTATATGAGGTTGAATAAAGTGAATGTGTTAGATAGTAAGGTAGAGTATGACGTAACATTATTTAGTAGTGTAGCTAATTTATTCGGTGATATAGGAAACAAGCTATTAAAAGATTTAGATTTTAGTGACCCAGAATATACTTTTAACCACACGTTCAATTTATACAACGCAGTTGAACCTTATCAAGATGAGGAAACTAATTTTGGTTTAAATCAAGAAGCACCTTATCTATATTTTTATCCAATAGTACATAATGGTTATGAATATTCAGGTTCAACAATTAATTTAAGTGGTGGTACCACAAACGAACAAACAAGATTTTATACATCAACAGGACCTATATCAGGATGGACAGGTAGTACAGAAATGTTTGCAGCAGGTGTTCAACATTATAGAATTAACACACCAGGCGAAGGTATATATGACAATCAATTGAAACCTGCATTAAGTATGTGGGGATTATTAAAATTGATATTCAAGACATACGGATATAGTATTACATCGGACTTTATGAACACACCCTGGATGAAGACCTTATATATGTATGGTTATTTTAGTTCAAGCGCAACAAAATTTAGCTACACATTAAACACAATAGAATATCTACCACGAGAAGGAGTTGAATTAATTTATAGCGGTTCAACAAGTTATGCTACACCATTGAGTGTTATTATATGTAAGAGAGGTACAGGCATCCCTTGTTATTGTTCTGAAACAATTAATTATAGGTTTGCTAATATGTTCCCATATACTGAAAGCGGTTCAATACCGACAGGTGTAAGTGGTGCAACATTCAACGCAGTGTATGGATTTGATTTTGGCATCCCAACTGATGGGGTACCTGTTGCAGACATAAGTACGTTAAAGTATTTACCAAAAGCTGTAGGCTCACCTGTTATATTTCAGGAAGGTGATGCAGTTAATTTTAGTTTAGTGGTAGACCAAAATATTAAACAGATAGATATTATATCATCTATTGCTAAAAAGTTTAATTTAGTATTTATTCCTGACCCTAATAATCCACGCAATATAATTATTGAACCTTATTCTTACTACATTGGAACAGGTGTGGTACACGATTGGACAAGTAAATTATCTTACGATAAAGGATTTTCAGTTGAACCTGCGTTAAACTATATTGAAAGCAATTTAATTTTTACAGATTTAGAAGATGGTGATTATGGAAATAAAGAATTTAAAGATAGAGAGAAGCAGGTTTATGGAACGCAGTTGTTTTACGGACCAACTGATTTTAAATCACAAACAGGAATTACAGAAACAATATTCTCACCTGAGGTATTAAGACAATGGGACACCGCAGACCAGCCTAACAATGGTGGTATTAAATTACCATTAGGTATTAATTATGTGGGTTCATCAACAACGGAAGATGTTGGTGGTAATAGTCAAACATTCTACGCTTATAAAGGATTAAAAACAAAACCTAAACTATTTTGGTTCTTAGGTTGTCATAATATGTTTTTAGACACATTAGGTGAAGTATATGAATATAATACAGGATATAGTACATATAAGATAAATGTCAATTCATCAGATGATGCGACGGGTTTATCTTTATTAACAGCACCAATCATATCACATACAATGCCAATGGGTATGAAAGATAGTGATAAGATTAATAATGATAGTGCGTGTGTATTATTTAGTTCAGAATTTCCTGTTGATATTGGTGTGCAGACATACAATGTATATACAGAAAATGATGCGTACAATTTATTTTATGAGAATAGAATAAGTAATTTATATAATTCAAATACAAGATTTGTTAATGGTATGTTTGATTTAAAATATTCAGACATTATCAATTTGGAACCTAAGGATATTATTAAAATACAAGAACAATACTTTTACGTTAATAAAATATCAGAATATAATTTAGTAAGTCCTGAATTGACAAGGGTTGAATTGGTACAGACCAATTTAAATCCACAAACATATCCAACACGATATTTCAAATATCAGTACTGCGACCAAACAGGTTATACGTTTGCAATAGCTACTGACTTTACTAACCCTAATTTAAGAGACACAAGTTTTGGTTGGAGTATATATTACGACCAAATGATTGGAACATTTACAGGTTCAACTGTACCATCAGGATTTACAGCTTGTTTAAGAGATATAAGAACGTCAACAATCAATTTTATTCCATTTACAATAAATGAAATAACTGAAAGCGAATATCAAAACTCAGGATATATAAATTGGACTGGTGACACGATGCTTGAACACGTATGGAATTATGTTAATCCATCATTCCCAAATACCACATATGCGTTTGGTTTAAGCCTACCATCATTTTGGATTAACGATGCTGGTACATATACAGGTCTAAACTTATTTACGAATTGCGCTGAGTTTAATAGCACTGCAACAACATACGGAATATTAACAGGGTCATCACAATATTATGGTGCACCATTGACAGGAAGCTGCTTTAACTATTACACACACTTTCAAACATCAGGTAACACTGCAGGAATTATAAGGGATGTATTAATTAATGATGACTATTCAACTTATGTTGGTGGTAGTTTTAGAAAATACAATAGCGCAACGGTTGGTAGTATAACAGGTAGCACTGGACCTAATATGATTAAACTTAAATACGATGGTTCGGTAGACCCATCATTTACAAATTATGGTTTTGGTCAGACAGGTGATGTATATACAATTAAAAAACAATCAACAGGTAAATTAATTGTTGCTGGTGGATTTGGGTCTTATAGTGGAAATACAAGGTTACTTATATTAAGATTAAATGTTGATGGAACATTAGACACAACATTTAACGCATCATCAATAATAGGCTTCACTGGTGGTAGTGGTGGTATAAATGATGTAGAAATATTAAGTGATGATAGTATTATTGCAGTGGGTGGCTTACAAATAAGTGGTTCAACTCAAACATCAATAGCTAAATTTAATAGTAATGGTGGATTAGCAACAGGATTTACAAGAAACCTTGTAACTACAGGTTCAACAATATATGACGTTGAGGTTTATAATGGTCAATTAGTAGGTTCATTTGATGGTAGAATTGTAGTATGTGGTAACTTTACAACGTGGGGTGGAGTGTCAAGAAATAGAATTGCAATGCTAAATAGTGATGGAACTTTATTTACTTTCTTTAATCCAGGAACAGGTTTTACAGGAGGTACAATATCAAATGTGGAAATACAATCTGATGGAAAAATTATTGTAGGTGGTCAATTTACATCATATAATGGAACAACAGGTCTACAAGGTATTTGTAGATTAAATTATGATGGAACATTAGACACCACATTCCAAACAAACTTTACAGGTGGAACACCATATACTTGTTTTAGACCTTTATATTTACCAACAGGAAAAATATTAACAACGCTTAGTTATAATAGTGGTACAACCATATATAAATTTGTTAGATTAAATAGTGATGGTTCAATAGACCCAACATTTAATACGGGAACTTATGATAATTTTAATTTTAGTACAGAAAATGCAACTGCAGTACAAGAAGATGGAACAATTTATTTTGGTAGCACATTCCAAACTTACAATGGTAGAAATTTATGGTCAATAGTTAAATTAAATCCTGATGGTTACTTCGTTGAGTGTCCTGAAGACGCATCTTCTATACCATTACCAATTACACCTGAATTAGAACCTTTAAATCTTAACTCAAGAACAGTTAATTTAACATTAACCAAAACTCCTTTTTATGACACTTCATTCCCTGACCAAACTTCTGTATTATTAGCAGGACAACGTTTCACTGAAATTAATAAATTATATCAATATACATTTACAGGTACAACTACTTTAACAATGTTTGCAATAATTGGTACTATATTAGGTACAAGACGTGCAAGAGTTGATATATATCAAAAATATTTTACTCAAGATGAGGAAAATGGTGATAAGGGTATTGTAAGAGAATTAATAGAAAGCACAACTGCTATCTTATTTCAACCTCCTTATGGTTATATAGTTCCAGTAATAAGTAAAACTTTACCTGACGCTACACCACCATTACCACCTGCACCAGCACGTAATACGGTATATCATTTAGAATTTGATGTGGAGGTTTCATTCTATACGGTATAAAGTTAAAAGACAATAACAAATAATTTATATTTAATAATATGGGTAGAAAATATATAGGACAGGTAAATAATCACAACTTCGTATATCCAAATTACGAAATGACTGAGTATGATGTAGAAATTGTACACGATATTAATAACAACTGTATATCAGGTACGGTAACAAGTTTTAGTGCAACCACTATATCAAGTTCAAGTATTACTTTTACTTATAATGGTTCGTATAATTTTAACGGTGCTGACCCATTTAAAGGTGCTATATTAACACCATTAATAACTGCACCTTATTTATCGGTGCACTGTCAAGTTCCAGGTAATACATATATGAACACGTGGAGGGTCGTAGACACAAGAAGTACGACTTATAACCCACCAACTTTACCTACATCAGGTTCGTGGACAGGAGACACATTTACAATTACACCTGCAACATTTGGTTTAGCAAGTTTTACAAGTGGTACATATTATTTTGAGTTTAGATTTATAGCTGAAAAATGTTTGTATAAGATTTGTACAACATTGAATGTTACTATAACAACTCCAACGCCTACTCCTACAAGAACTGCTACACCTACGCCAACGCCTACTGCAACTGCTACACCAACTCCTACGCCTACTCCAACTGCAGGACCAATAACAAGTACACCAACCCCAACTCCTACTGCTACTCCTGCACCTGTAGGACAATGTTATTGCTTTCCAATTGTAGTAACAGGTAGCACATTACCACCACCTGAAGGTGGTGTTATTGCAACACTACAATATAACGATTGTTTTGGTACATTAACTGCACGTGCTTTTACAACAGGACCAGGAACATATTATCAGTGCATCCAGGTTATAGATAGTGTGGTTCAATATGACCCAATTGGAACCGAAGGTATAGATGAAAGTTATTTAACATTAACATACTTAACAGGAAACTGTAATACAGGATATGATTGTTCAGGTTATACTCCTGCGAGTACACCAACCCCAACTCCTACGCCTACAGCTACAAGTGTAGGACCTACAGCAACTCCTACTCCTACTCCGACTGCAACAGCAGTTCCACCAACCGCAACTCCTACTCCTACGCCTACGGTTACTCCTACGCCTACTCCAACTGCAACAGTAGATTATGATTATTATACTGCGGATGTATTTGATTGTAATGATTGTAGTGCATCAATAGACACTATATTGGTAGCGTTTCCTGCAGGTTCGTCAGTAACAATAAATAGATTTTATATACCTGTAGGTGGACCTGATGGTAATTCATATAGAATTGCGGCGTCAGCAAGTCCAGGTATTGCTTTCTTATTAACAACTTCATATGGTTCATTCACAACTTGTGCATTAGCGTGTGTCGTATAAAATAAAAAATAGAATATGAATATAGAAATGAACAACGCGGATTTGGATGTAAAAAACATTTTATTAAATAATGAAATGGTGAAGATGAGAGAGACCCTTTTTAATATCAATTTTGATTTTACGTCAATTAAAATGTTGAGGGGAGATAAAAAGATATTGGATTTAAGTTTCAATGACACAAAAAAAGAATTGATAGATTAATATGGCTAAAACACTTATATTAGACACACAAGTAAAGACCGACCAGATAGATAAAGCGGTCAGTAAATTAGGTCAATTAAAAGATTTAGGTAGGGGTCTTAAAATACAATATGATATTGATAATAAACCTTTAGAAGTAGTTATTGATAAGACAAAAAATTTACAAGAACAATTTAAGTTAGTTACTCGTGAACTTAAAAGAACTAAGGAAGGTACTGCTGAGTTTCAATTGTTGGCTAAAACACAAGGTGATATTCAAGATGCGTTAGGAAGAACAGCAGCAAAATCAAAAGATTTATTTTCGTCTTTATCATTATTACCAGGTCCTATTGGTCAGTTTTTTAACCAGTTACAAGGTACTATTGAATTATTAAAAACATTTTCATCATTTACCTTTAAAGATGTTGCTTTTCAATTTAAAGAAGCCGCAGGTGATATTGCTGATATTGCAGAAAATTTATCTGATGTTACAGACAATACAGGTAAAATAGCTGGACCTACAACTTCAGCAGTTAATGGTTTAGCGGAAGCAACAACCGCAGGTGCTGCTGCAACAGTAGCTTCAACAGTAGCGGTAAAATCAAATACAGTAGCAACAGTAGATAATATAGCTGCACAAGAAATAAACACTTTATCAGGTAGAAAATTATCAGCTGTAATTCAAGCAACTACAACAGCTTTAGGTGCTGTTGATGCAACATATAAAAATAATATTGTTACGATGGTTCTTGCTGATGGAACTACTGCACAATTAACTAAATCAGAAATTTTAAATCAAGCTGCAACATTAGGTATAGTACAAGCAAATACGGCTGCTGCTGCTTCAACAAGTATTTTTACAGAAACTTTAGTAGCGTTACGTGCAGTGCTTACTTCAACATTTGTTGTTATTACAAGTTTGGTTACAGCTATTGGTCTTATAGGTTTTAAGACATATCAATGGGTAACAGCAACAACTGCTGCGGAAGAAGCACAAAAATCTATTAAAGAAGCGTTAAAGAAAGGTACTGAGGAATTAGGTAAAGCACAAAACGCAGTTAATGAAGTTCGTATTGCGTTTGAATTAGCTGCAAAAGGAACTATTACAAAAAAGGACGCGTTAGACACATATAATAAAGTATTAGGTTCATCTATTGGTCAAGCAAAAACATTTAAAGAAGCTGAAGATTTATATAACGCTAATACAGGAAACTATATTCGTGCAACAGGTCTTCGTGCGGAAGCACAAGCGTTATTTGCGGTTGCTGCAACAAAAAGTGCGGAAGCAATTGCTGCGGAACAACGAGGATTTTTTAGTTTTGAAAGAGGATTATTCCAAAATAAGACAAGTGAATTAATAGAAAGAAAGAATAAGCTAAATGAAACTGCTAATTTAATTAGAGAACAAGGTAACAAGTTGTTAGCGGACGCACTTGAATTAGAAAGTACATTTACTCCTGAAACCAAAACACCTGAAACAAAAACTCCTGACACAAAAAAGAAAGAAATTGATATTAAAGCAGCAAACGCTTTATTACTAAAACTTCAACAAGAAAATACTGTTAATATATTAAATGAGGAAAGGAAAAGACAGGATGCGCAATTAAAAATAGATAAACAAAATGAAGAAGCGCAAATTCAACAATTATTTGAAATTGAAGGTAAAAAAGTTAAATTAACTGTAGAACAAGAAAAAATTAAATCCGATTTGCTTGAACAAGTTAGAGTTAAATACGGATTAAAAGTAATTGATTTAAATAAGAAAAGACAAGAAGAAGATAATAAAACATTTGATGACGACCAAAAGAAATTAAAGGAATATCAAGATAAGATATTTGAAATAACAAACAACGCTGACGAAAATGAATTTTCAAGAAATAAAGCTGCAAGAACTAAAAAGTTTGAAGACGATAAAGCTGCATTAGAGAAAGACACTAACTTCCAAAAGCAATCATTAGAAGAAAAGATTAGAATATTACTTGCGTTAGAAAAGGAATATAATAGGGAGATAGAAAAAATAGATGCGGATGAAGTTGCAAGTAAAGAAGAAACAAATCAAAAACTAAGAGATAAGAACATTAAAAAATTAGAGGATGAATTAAAGTTCTTGCAGATTAGAGGTGAAGCGTTAAGAGAAGGAACTAAATCATTCTTTAATAATCAACGTGATATACTTAAAGCAGCAGAAAAGAAAGAACTTGCTGACTTAGAAGATAAAGCAATAAAAGAAAAACTTACAATTGAACAGATTGAAAAAGAAAAACTTGCAATTAAAGAAAAGTATTTAAAAGCTGCAAAAGATATTACCAATCAGGAATTAGAACAAATATTACAAGCAGCACAAGCAACATTGGGTGTGGCACAATCTATTGCACAAGATATTGGTAAGGTTGCACAATTAGAACAACAGGTTGCACTTGAAGAAGCTAAAAAAAGATATATTGCGCAAAATGAACTTGATAAAAAGACAATCACGAATGCAGAACAACAAGAAGCTAAGTTATTAGAAAATAAGAAAAAGTTTGCTAAAGAAGAAGATGATATAAAGAGAAAAGCATTTGAGGAGAATAAGAAAATACAAATTGCACAAGCAATTATTGCCACATTACAGTCAGCTGTAGGTGCGTTCTCATCTCTTATTGCAACACCTTTTGTTGGACCAGTAATTGCACCGATTGCAGCAGCAGCAGCGTTGGTATTTGGTTATAAACAAGTAGCAGCAATTAAAAAGACACAATATCAATCACCAATTGAATTAAGTGAAAGTGAAACTGTTACTGTACCAAAATCAAATCCTGGTAGAAACTACGAAAAGGGTGGTATGATTGGTGGTAGAAGACACGCAGAAGGTGGTACATTGATTGAAGCGGAGAAAGGTGAGGCAATTATGACAAGAGGCAGTGTTGCAACGTTTGGTCCTTTACTATCATTAATGAACCAGGCAGGTGGTGGAGTTTCATTTAATTCAAACTTAATGACAACAAGACAAGATAATCCAATTGTAAATAACCCTGCACAAGAACAAGCACCATTAATAGTGAAGACATATGTAGTTTCTCAGGAATTAACAACTGAAGCACAACGTCAAGCACGTCTTAAAAACCTATCAACAATTTAATATGGCTAAGAGTAAATCATCAAACAACAATAAAGTCTCTTTTGGAAAGAGAAAATGTGGGTCTGCAAAAAAGTCCTACAATAAACACACACCGAAACCTAAACCTTATCGTTCACAAGGACGTTAAAAATATATATATTTATCAATATGATTAAGAAAGACAAATTATTTGAATTAAAGATAGAAGAAGATGATGACGTTAGTGGTATAGATAGTATATCACTTGTGGATGAACCCGCGATTGAAATTAATTGGATGTACTTCAACAAGGTGAAACAACAAGAGTTTCATATTCCTGATAATGAGGATGAGAAGTATTTGGAAAAATTAAAAGCAATTGCGCAGGATGAACAAGAATTACTTAATGAAGGTTGGGTAGTTTCAAAAGTTACACCAATGGGTAAGGAAGGTTTTATTACTGCACCAGACCCAAACGCTGCATCAGCAGAAAATGAAAAGGAATATAGAGTAAGATATAAATACGTATTAAATCCAGCAGCAGGTACACAACCTATTATAGACACTACAAGGGATTTTTGTAGGGAATTAGTACAAAAGAATTATGTATGGAGGTTAGAAGATTTGGATGCACTTACAAACGATGAAGGTGACCCTGCAATAGTGTGGCGTGGTGGCTATAATTGTCGTCATTTATGGGCGAGAATAGAATATAACTACGATGACACCATTAGAAATAAAGCGTCCGTAAATAGGGGTAAAATTGACCCACAAGCACCATTGGACACAAGGATATTAGGAATGGAACAACCTTCAACAGTTGTACCATCACATCCATCGTTCAGTAAAGTAGAAATGGAAAGTGTGAGTGACTATCCTGAAAGTGTTAGTAATAACGCAAAAGCAGTATTGAAGTATGTAGAAGAAAATGGGTGGGGAAGTTGTGGAACTGAGGTAGGAAAAATACGTGCTAATCAATTAGCTAATGGTGAACCTATTAGTTTAGAAACTGTAAAACGTATGTATAGTTACTTATCAAGACACGAAGTAGATTTAGAAAGTAGTAAGTCATACGATGATGGATGTGGTAAGTTAATGTATGATAGTTGGGGTGGTAAGAGTGCTTTAAGTTGGAGTGAAAGTAAATTAAATGATTTTGGTTATGACGTAGGTTCAATTGGTGGATATGAAGACCCAAACATTAAAAAGAAAAAGAAGAAGGACCAAAAGTTTGCACAAGATGAAGAAAAACGTACAATAGTTGGACCTGCAATGGTTCCTGATTTACGCATCCGACGTAGAACAAAAGATGGTGAGATGTATGAAGTATTTTTTAGTGAAGAAACTATCAAGATGATTGCTGAAAAATATATGAAGAACCAATACACACGCAATAACGATTTGATGCACGATGGTACAGCAGTTAAAGATGTGTATGTGGTAGAGAGTTGGATTAAGGAAGATATGGAAGATAAATCCAACAAGTATGGTTATGGTGATTTACCAATCGGTACGTGGTTTGTTGCAATGAAGGTAGCAAAAACACCTGAGGGTGATAAGGTATGGGAGATGGTAAAGTCAGGAGAATTAGCAGGATATAGCGTGTCAGGATGGTTTGAAGAAGTGGCGCAGTTCTGTCGTGAGGAGATGTTCCTGAAAAAAGTTGCGGAAATTCTAAACAAATACTAAAATAAAATGGGAATATATACACATTTATATATTTAGTATTAGAATTAATAAATAAAATAAAAAAAATAGATTATGTCTAATCCAAAAAAAGCTATTAACGAGATTAAGAAATTGATGGTGCAGTTTGGTTTTATGACCGAAGAAGCTACACCTCTATCTTTCAAGTTAGTAGACGGAACAAGTATTAACGCAGAAGCGTTAGAAATTGGTAAGTCAGTTGTTAAAATCAGCGAACAATTTGAAGCAGTGTCTTTAGAAGACGGTACTTACCGCACTAAGGACAATTTTGAGATTGAAGTTTCTAACGGTGAAATTACTGCTGTTAAAGAAATTTTCGTTGAAGCAAAATTAAAAGATGGTACTATCGTTAAGGTAGAAGGTGAAGGTTTGGCTGAAGGTGCTGCTGTAAAAGTAATTACCGAAGATATGCCAGACGGCATTCCTGCACCCGATGGTGTTCATATGTTAGAAGACGGTACTGAAGTTGAAACAAAAGAAGGTTTAATCGTTTCTGTAAAAGAAGCAATTAAAGAAGGTGATGCTCAGGTAGATGCTTCAATAGATGAGATGCCAGAAGTTGAAGATGTTGACGGTGGCGACCCAATTCAAATTGAACTAATTGAAATGTTAAAGGACTTTATGAAAAAGATGGCTGAGAAAATGTCCCAAATGGAACAAAAAATGTACTCAGTTGAAAATGATTTTAACGCTTTCAAAAAAGAACCTGCTGCTAAAAAAATAGCTGACGGTAAAACAGAATTTAATAATGTTTCTAATGTGTCTGATGACGATAAAGTGTCATCAATTATGGCTTTCAGAAACGCAAATAAAAAATAATTAAAAAAACAAAAAAACGAATTATGAAAATTTATTCAAAAGACGAATTTAGTTATGTAGTTTCAAGTATTACTGGTTTCACAGACCAATCTTCTCAAGAAATTATAGCTAAAGCACTTATCGGTGCAACAACTCCTGCAAACACAACTGTAAAGTTAGGTGTTCGTGGTACTCAACAAATTCAATTGTTAAACAGTGCGCCTGTTTATCAAACTGGTGCTTGTGGATGGGATGCAAGTGGTACAACTACTTTCACTCAAGTAAGTTTAGCTTCTCAACACGAGAAAGTGAACGAAGAATTATGTTTCCAACAATTATGGGACACATACCAATCATTATTGTTACCTGCAGGTCAAGACCCAGAAACAGTACCTTTCTTAACTCAAATCATTGATTTAAAAGTTAAGCAAATTCAACAACGTATTGAAACAAAATTATGGGGTGCAACAGTTGCAGGTGGTGACGCTTTCAACGGTTTCAATTACTTAATTGCAACAGGTCAAACTTCAGTTGCTGCTTCAGCTTCAGGAACTACATTTAGTTCAACTGCTGCTTACGGTACAAACGGTAACCCAATCACTGAGGTAGACAAATTAATTTCTGCTTTATCTGATGATGCTTTAGTATTTGATGATTTAGTAGTGTTTATGTCTTACTCTAACTTCCGTCTTTACAATCAGGCGTTAGTGAAAGCAAACTTCTTCCAAAACTACATTGGTACAACTAACGTTACAAACAATATGAGTGCAATCCACCCATCAACTAACGTGAAAGTGTTACCTACATTAGGTTTGGCGAATAGTGGTAAAGTTGTAATTGGACCTGCACAATATATGTTCTGCGGATTTGATTTAATGTCAGACCACGAAAAGATGGATGCGTTTTGGTCAAGAGATTTTGACGTATTAAAATTACGTGCAAACTATTCTTATTCAGCAGCAATTGCTTCTTTCGCAGGAATTAACTACTTCGCAACTAACAACGTAGCTTAGTATTAAAATAGATTAAAAAAACATAAGGGGTGAAAGTCCCCTTTTAATAAAAGAAAAAAAAATTAAATTAAAATATTATGAGTTGTTTTATTTCAAGTGGAGTAGCAATTGGTTGTTCTGATAGTATTGGTGGCGTTAAAAAAATCTACGTTGGTGGACAATCTGGTTATACATCAGGTTACACATACAACACAGTAGGTTCAGTTACTGGTGCAACGGATAGCGGTGATGTTTCTTATTTTGCGTTTGATATGAAGCGTGGAGTTTCCAGCTACGTACAAACTACAACTAAGAACTACGAAAATGGCACCGTTTATTGGGAACAAGTTCTTACTGCTGTATTAAACAAAATGGATGCTGAAAAACGCAATCAATTAAAAATCTTAGGTCAAAACGACACGTTACAAATTTTGGTTGTAGACCAAAACGATAATGTGTATGTAATGGGTCAAGTAAATTATTCTTACTTATCAGGTGGTGATGCACAAACAGGTTTGGCATTAGCAGACAGAAATGGTATGACATTAATTTTCACTGCTCAAGAGCAAGAGCCATCAAGATTATTAGCTGCACCTTCGGGTTATACAGGTAACACACCTGAGGCTTTAATTGCTGCTGTATTTACAGGTTCAACGATTGTAGGATAATATTCGTCCGAAAGGACAATTTCTATATCTAAATCTAACGAAAAGAGGGTCTTAGGACCCTTTTTTTTATGTTATACACTTCCAAATCAATTTTTTTTATATTTAGTAGTATATGATAATATTACAAAAGGGACAAGTTAATGAGTTGGTGCTTAATATCAATAATAACTCAAGAACCGACTTTTCGGGATATACCCTAACATTTTTACATATCTTATCGCAGGAAGAAAAATCCTACACTATCAGCACGTCCAATCCACTACAATTTGGTGAGAACATTAGGTACTGCGAAATAGTATTAGATTTATATACTGATGATTTAAATTACGAAGGACAATATCAATTGGATATATTTGGTAATGGTACCACAAAAGTATTTACAGGTATAGCAAGATTGAATGGTACTACTGAAAAAGGAAATACATATACATCGTACGCTTCTCCTGATGAAGATAATAGCAATTACATTTACATACAAGATTAATTATGAGTGAAGAAAAACAAAAATACCAATTAGCAAAAAGTGATTTTAGACAAGAACCATTACTTCCAATATTCAGTGAAGTATTAAATCGTTTGGACTACGTTCTATACGGTGAAGGTAACTTGATGCCACAATTTCTAATATCAAGGTATAACAACTGCGCAATCCATAAAGCAATTATAACATCAAAAAAAGAACAGATATTAGGTGATGGAATTGTTTCATTAAACAACCCAATGGTAACCGTTAATTTAATTAACGATAGTGAAGATGTTACTGACGTGCTTGAAAAGTGTGCGTTGGATTTAGTATTGTTCGGTGGATTTGCATTAAACGTAATATGGTCAAAAGACCGTAAGAGTATTGCAGAAATATACCACATTGATTTTAGTAGATTAAGAAGTGGTAAGATTAATCCTGAGACAGATAAAATTGAAAAATATTATTACTGTGCAGACTGGTCTAACACAAAAAAGTTTAAGATTGATGAGTACCCTTGTTTCAGTCAGAAAGAGAGTAACCCAAATCAAGTTTATTACTACAAACAATATTCACCATCGCAGTCGTACTACCCACACCCTGATTATAGTGGTGGACTTAGTGCAATTGAAATTGATGTGAACATAAAAGAATTTCACGCTAATAATTTGAAGAATGGTATGCTGCCGTCATTATGGATTAATATGAATAACGGCATCCCTGGTGAAGAAGAACAACGTCTCGTTACACGTGCATTAGAAAGCCAATTTACAAGTGTAAATAACGCAGGTAGACCAATCATCTCCTTCAACGAAAGCAAGGAATTATCCCCTGAAATAACGCAAATAGCTACATCAGGTAACGACCAATACTACCAAACAATTTATGACGATATTGTACGTTCAATTTTGTCTGCACATCGTATTTCAAGCGGTGAGTTATTTGGTATTAGCACTGCAAACAAGTTGGGTAGCAAGGACGAAATAAATACGCATATTGAATATATACGTAAGTCAGTAATACAACCATATCAAAAACAATTGTTGGGTGTATTTGACAAGCTATTAACACTTAAAACAGGTGTTCCAACAACATTAGAAATTAAACCAATGAGTATATACGAAGAAGGTGATATAGAACAACAACCGACAGTAGTTGACACTCCAGAAACCCCAACACAAATATAATATGGCTAACGTACTACTCGTTTCAGAAAATAAAATTAAGGCTTTCACAAATTTAAATAAAAATTGTGATATTGATGCTATACGTGCTGAAATAGGCATTGCGCAGGACATACATCTCCAACCATTATTAGGAACATTATTCTACGACCATTTATTAAATCAAGTAAGCGCAACAGGAAATACTTTTAACGCTGATGAATTAATTTTAGTAAATGATTATATCAGTAACTACCTTATACAAGTTTCTTATTACGAAATTATACCTGCATTACATTTACGTTCAATGAATGTTGGTGTTGTTAAAGCTGGTGCAGTTGATGGTGGACGTGATGGTGTGGATATTGAAACAATGAAATATCTTCGTAACATCCAAAAGCAACGTGCTGATTTTTATATGATGAGGTTGCAGGATTATCTTATAACAGGACGTGGTCAAAACAAATTCCCTCAGTACAACACACAAACTACTATTGATGGTATGATTGCAAATCGTAGTGAAAAGTACAACTCTCCTATATACTTAAACCACACATCAAGGTATGGTTATAGTTTAGCGCAGACAATGAGAAACTTAGATGTATATTCAGACCAGGCGCATTATAACCCTCCTTGTATGGATTGCGGATATTAAAATTAATTAGAATGAACGACACAATTATATTATTAATTTCAAACGTGATGACAGGTGTAGCTGCGTGGTTTGTTGGTAAGCGTAGAAGTGATGCAGAAACAGACAATCAGGTGCTGCGCAATTTAGAACTATCAGTTAATTTGTACAAGCAGATTATTGACGACCTTAAAAAAGAAATACACGAACTTAACGTGCAGGTGCAGAACCTTGAAGCAAAAGTAGAAAGCCTAATGACGGAGAACAAAAAATTAAAAAGAAAAAATGGATTATAGTAAAAAACATTTTGAGAACATCATCAAGGTAAAGTTTGGTGTTAAAGAAGATTATATTGACCCAAATCCTTGTTGGGAAGGATATGAAGCCATTGGTACTAAAATTGACGAAAATGGGCGTGAAGTTCCCAATTGTATTCCTATCAAGGAAGAACAATCTAAGGTCAAGGAAGGCTTTCCTATACCCTCTCCTGAAGGTGAAGACGAGGACAAGTACATTAGCAGGTGTATTAGCGCAATCGTAGATGAATATCCCGAAGATGGACAGGCTTATGCGGTCTGCAAATCTAAATGGGATGAGAGATAAACTATTTAGATGGTACCTGTACTTATGTTTAGTATGGGTATTTGCTGCACTCACTTTTGATGTGGTTATGTTGGTCCACCATTTTTACACGAACGGATGGTAGAATATTGTCTGGCAAAAATCTACCCCCAAATCTTGCCAGACAATATTGGTGCTGGTGCAAAAAAAACCCCATCCACGAATGGACAGGGTTGTCAGGGATAAGAGTTATGAGAACTTACCACATAACTATTTTGTTTTTAATGTGATGATATAGTCAGTACCTAATTCGTTTAGGTTGTCTACAATATTGTTTAAATTACCGATGCGTTCGTTTTGTGGTCTACTCATAATACACGCAATTAAACCTCTTAAATGGTCATCAAGGGTAGGCTGCGCTTTTGTCCTTGTTCTTACTCGTTTAGGTTTTTCTGTTAGTAGCCTATCTACTTTCTGCACCGTATTGACCAACTTGTTTAGGTCTGTAAAAATGTTACTCATAACTTATTTTTTTAATTGGTTTAACATTTGTCTTAACATCGCGTTACCCGATTGTTCCCCATCAGCTAATAACCACGTAGGGTCAAACTTAGGGTTGTAGGCGTTTAGTTGTAAAACTGACACCCAACTATCTTTTGGTAGCTTTTCATCCACACCGTAATAGTGCAGGTAATAGGTCTTCTTTTTTAGGAATATGTAACAATCTTTTGTCTTCAACATACCCAAATTTTTTTGGTAAATTTCTTCTTGTGTCATAACTTTTTTATTTAGAGTGTAAAGGTAGACACTTATATTGTGTCCACCAAATTTAATTTTGAATAATAATCGTTATACCACTTGTCAATATGAAACTCCATTTCTGCGTGGTCAGAAAGTCGGTTCACCGTATTACCTTTAATTATAAGTTCTTTACTGCCTGTCTTGTGGTATTTGCTTACTCTAAACCCAAACTTCCTAAAAAACTTGCACTGCAAACTTACCTCGTTAATGTAATATTCAGGACCTAATGTGGCGCAGCCAATACAATCCAAATGGATGGGTGGAAACTCACTTTTGTAGGTCTCAAGTAGCAAATCAAAAAAGACACCCATTAACGCAGTACCATAACCCTTACCTTGATGTTCAGGGTAAATAGCAAGGTTCTCAAGTTCAATACCATTACCTTTAATACTAATGGTCAACATACCATAATTAGCTACAATACGGATGTTACGAGTGACCCTTAATTCCTTATTGAACTTAAAGCGGATATTGGTGTCCCAAAACTGCAGGAACGGATAATCTTTTGCGAATATCGGTAGCTGTTCAGACAATTGTTGGAACGCCTCATTAGGTTGGATAAACACAAAATGTGAGATGGTGTCAGCAGGATTGTAGCAGAACGGTGGTTCAACCATACATTCCTTAATCGTAGCAGATTTATCTGCGGTGTACTTGTCCTTCCAAAACTGAATGTCCGAAGGAACGTGTGTGTAGTTTTTCATAACTTTTAATTTAGATTGCAAATATACGACTATTTGTGATATTCCAAAAAATATTATAAAAACTTATCCACATTTTTTTTATAGAACTTCAACAGGAAATTGTACGATAGCTTTTTAGCACTCCTGTAATACTGATTTTCAGGGTTAGTTACCCACTGCAGATTTTCCACCCTATTGTCGTGCCTGATATGGTTAATGTGGTGTACGTCTTCCTTACCCTCTATTTTAGGAATGAACGCAGCAGCTACCAATCGGTGGACCCGAAGGAACACCTGCTTACCATTTGACCACAAACCAATACGCTTATATCCAAAATCGGTCTTCAGCTTCAAAATCTTACCAGACAAATTTCGCACACGACCAGCAGTGCTAACCTCGTAGTCGTAACCATCAATCCGTTTCCATTTTTCCATACCATTATTATAGGAAAAAATAATGAGAAAAAAAAACCCCGTAGCGTCAGTGAAAAGCTACAGGGTTATATTCAACATTAAAACAGATTTTAAAAAAAACCCTGCAGTGAACCTTATAAAGCTGCAGGGTATATCCAACCGTATAAAAAAGACGTAATAAAACAAGGGTGGGTGTATAACAAACTAACTTTAGTGAAATGGCAATATCAAATAAAATAAATCTCCACCCTTGTTATTATAAATATAAGAAACGCACACCACAATTCCAAATATTTATAATTATTTTTATAAATTAATTTCTGTACGCAAGGTAAAGCCATTATCATCCTGCGACACAATTGTCTGCGTAACCAATCCATTATCAAACATACGTTCAATTAAAAGCACACGCTGCGCTTTACATATGTCCTCATACAATCTATCATTCATTTCGTTACGATTGGTTGGAAACGAAATAAACAGACCAGGCATCCCGTGTAGTTCAGGGTCGTAACGTGTTGTTAATGCTTGTGGGTCAGGTAGAAATTCAGAAGGAAAGTGTAGCTGCAGCATTCTTTCAAATCGTTCGTCTTGTGTTTCTTCGTTGTTAAAAAATTTAAATCCCATATTAATAATAAATTTGTAACCAATCTAATGGTGGGTATTTTAATCTAACTACCAATGCAGTCCACACTTCAATCAATTCCTTTTTGTTTAGCGGCATTAATGACTTGATGTACTCGCAATCAAAATCATCGCCTGTTTCGTTCTTTAACCATTCAATCTGTTGGATGATTAATTTCTTGTTGTCGCGTTGCAGCTTATAGCTTTTTAGTTTCATATTGCTTTTTCTATTTTATGTAGCACGTTATGTAATTGTTTAAATAAATCTTCTTTTATAGGTGCAAGGTCTGCAGGTTCAGTTGCTGTGTTAGCACACACCCTTTCAAAAAAATCTATTACTCCTACGATTGCGTTTAATTCTTCCTTGTTAAATTTTAAGTTAGGCATCTTTATCGTTTTTAGTTTTAGCTACGTACATCTTCACACAGAATTGGTCAAACGTCATTTCTTCTTGATTGACTTGTGTGGTGTATATTTCGTATAGTCCGTTATAGTTGGCAGCTACATATTCTGTAACTGCCATCAAAAGGTACTCCTCTATTTCTTTCATATTATTTATAATTTACATCGGTTTGTGAATAGGTTTTGACTACGGTTGTCTTAATATCTTCTTCGCCTGTCCAATCGTACAGATAGGATGCACCAATTTCTGCAAGGTCTTCTACTTCCTTTTCATCATAACCCTGACTATCAATCAACCATTTCTTAAACTGCATTACTTGTTCATCAGTAAGTTCTACTGTTTCGTAGGTAACAATATCACGTGCTACCCTAATGTTAAATTGTTTCATATTTCTTTACTTATTTTTTTGATGATGCGTGGTGTAAGGTTGTAGTGCTTAGTGAACATTTTACGTGAGTTTCCTTGTAGCTTATCACTATTAAGAACCGCAAGTCCAACACCCTCATACCAAAAGTTAATAGCGTCAGCTAAAACGTCGCTGCAACCTCTTGAAAATTCAAATTGTGTTTCACCAGCATCAAGTGCGTCGTGTAAGTCAATCAACATTCGTGCAGTATTAGCTTCTTGTTGTGTTCTTATTGTTTCGTGATGAACGCAACTAATTAGTATTGCGGTTATATTACGTAAAGCGTGTGCTTCACTTACTGTTAATACCATATTATTTTATTTAAGGGATTTGAAATGAATAAATATTGTCAGGCTGCCAACGCACCACGTCAAAAACAATCCACTGCGTGTCATCGTCTTCTAATGGGTCTGCGGTCAATACGAAGTTCCATAACGGCTGCAGGTTTTGATGTGACTTGTAGCGTTCAAGACCTACCACAATCGTTCTGCTGTCACCATCTTGTGCAGTGCCACCGTAATAACCTTCCACGTACCAATCAGGTGGTAAAAAGTTGTGGCACTGTTCATTAGCTTTAAGTATAAACTCAACTTGTGCGATTGGATTTTCTAATCCATCGGGGTAGTCGTTAAAGTCAAATATGACTGCACGACCTTCGTACATTTTTGTTGTTGGCATATTAATTGGTTGTTTGATTATTATATTCGGTTTCTACTTTACGCATCACGTTGGTCATTACAGTAGTGGTATGTTCTTTATTGGGTAATTCCAATTCAGGCTTTTCAGCTACTACTTCTAATATACCTTGTATAAATCCATACAACATATTATTTTCCTCAGGGGTTAAATTAATTTGTGGCATCGTCAGATAATTTTGATAGTGAATAAAATACTACGGTGTAAAGGTTGGGGTCATTTTCGTACCACGCAATTTGTTCCTCACGCATATCGTGCAGCAAGTAGCTACCGAATATTGATGTGATAAAGCAGCCACCAAAAGTATTGGTAGGTTCGTCACTTGCATAATGTACTTCAAAATCGTCAGGGTCTGCACCGAATTGTGCATCCTCGTGCGTCATAATTTTGTCAAACGCATCTAACATAATTTCCTTTACTTGTGGTACGCAATCAGCAAAATTAATTGCTGCATCTTTTTTGATTAACTCAATTTTCATTTTAATTGTTTTTTAATTGTTTTTGAATGTGATTGGAAAAGTTTTTAAGGTCTTCGTTAGTTGTGTCCCAATTGAAGATAAATTCAGTTAGGATTTGGGATAGTCTGCACACTTCCTGCACCGTTGGTTTAACACCTAATAATGCGTACATTTCAATTGCACGTTCCATTTGCGATTGACGGACGATAAGTTCATCCTTGTCTTTTGGACATTTGATAGCCATTTTTAATAATTTTAATTGTTAATACTAACACTAATATACACACTATATTTGACAATAAAAAATGTTGAGGTAAGTATTTATCCACATCCAATTTATAACTTCATTTACGAAATGCGGAATTATTTTTAAGACTATTTGGATTTTACGATTTTTTCCCTTATTTATTTTACGTGGGTCACCTGACAGAAAAAGGGTGACTATCGCCCTGGAGGAGTTTCAAGATAGCTACGTTAGTCATTTTCCGTACATCAGAAGGGGTCTTATCGGTGGATATACATTACCAACTACGCTGATTAGTTGAGGAACGTACCGACCACAAAAAAGGTCTTGAGATATAAGTAAGGTATGGGTCAAGGATTGAAGGTCATATAATCAATTTACACTGGCTTTACGAAACCTCAGGGGTGTGTTGAGATTTATCTCATTAATCAGTAGGAGAACGAATTATGCCCTGTTGTGAACGCCTGTTGGGATTTGGTTTATTGAATTATTTTATTTATATTACATTAATACAAACTAATACATTATGGGATGGAAGTACAGGGATAATGAATTATCGTTGAAGGAATTTTATAATCTACCAAAAGAAAAACAGAACGACTACATACTACTGGTGCGTGGACTTAAACCTGAGGAAAGAAGTAGTATGGATGAAATATTAATTAATAGATTTGGTGGTAATAAAATAATTAATACCTTTACATTAAAAGAATAATATGGATAGTCAAGAAACATTAGACAAGTGGATTAACTCCTGTCTAAATCATTATAACTTAAAATCAAATATCAAAATGAAGACAACAGAAGAAAGGTTCCAGCAGTTGGAATTAGCACACGCAAGATTATTTAATCAGTTCAACACACTACATCAAGATTTTATTGTCTACAAGGATGTAATGCAGGAACAACTAACTAACTTAAAAGGATTAATAAATCTATCCTCAACAGAAGAAGCACCAGCACTACCTGATAAGCTGCAGAACAATGTGGAGTATAAAGGTATTATTAGTGAAGTAGTAGGTAGTACTCCAACTAAATGGAAGGATATGGACTACACCAATTGGGAAGTAAGATTAGAAGGTAAGGAGAAGTATGTGATGGTAGCTTTCATTCCAACGGAATATAAATTAGCTGCAGGTGATAAGGTTAGATTTACTTACGCACAACCATTCCAACTACGTAAATTAAAATTAATATAAGATGAACTATCTAAAAACAAATAACGACTACAGGTACGATATTGATGCAGCACAAATGGAATATCAAATTGAACCGAGTGCACCAAATCCCAGGTTTCCTGATTTAGCAAGAGAACAACCGAGTATTGATTTGTTCAACAAGATATTGCGCAGTAAGATTGAAATGAAAAGTCACAACCAAACACTCAAGACAGGTAACCTGTTTATTGAGTACGAGATTGACAACAAGGGTAATGGTAAGTTTGTACCATCAGGTCTATCAAAAAGCGAAGCTGATATGTGGTTCCTCAACATCGGTGATATGGCTATATTCTTATCGGATGAATTTCTTAAATGGATGTTCACCAATAAAGAGAAGTTGGAACTTGAAACTAAAACCAACGAGAAGACTGCTGACGACCATATTGGTCACGGGTTAATAATTCCATTTTGGAGAATATTGGAACTGCAGATAGATTATCAATCACACTTAACTATAAAACGAATTAGACAATTATATATTAGCAAGAACACTTGATAATTTAAGTCAACTATAATATATTTATAGTAGACAAAAACGTGAAAATTTATTGTTACTAAGTCCTGCAGGTTGTGCCTCCCATTCCCTCGCAGGACTTTTTTAGTTTAAGTAAGTATTTATATGAAGGTATGTTCTAAATGTAAGGTGGAAAAAAATGATAGTGAGTATTACACGTACTACCATTCCAATTTCAATAAGCACTACACAAGAGGTGTCTGTCAAGATTGTATGAAGCTACAAGCTAAACAGGTCAAGTTAAGAATAAAGGAACAGAAACAGCTTTTAAAGGAGGAAAGAAACAAAATGATAGATATACTTGCGCAGCAGAATATAAGTCAACCAGCAGTCGCAGAATTGATTGTGGAGGATTATAGCAACAACCCTGACTACAAGAGTTGTACGATGTGCGCAGAATATAAATTATTAGAAGAATTTTACCAAAACAAGCAATCAGGGTATTACCATTCAAGATGTAAGCCTTGTCATCTACAATATTCAAGCGGTAAGTTAAACGACTACTACGAGGAAAAATATAAGACAAAAGGAGGAAGTGAACGAGTAATGCGTAAAGCAGGGGATTTTGTTGATATTTATCAAGAGGAACAGACAGCGTGGTTATTAGAATTGATTGGGTGGAGTAAGGATGGTGAGGTATGGGTGAAGAAAGGTATTAAGCAAGTGGTGGATGGAAAAATCGTGTGGGATAAAATACGACCAAAAGAAAAACAAATTGTTTTAAGAAAGACAAGAACAGTTATTACAAACGAGGATATAAAGGATATTGTAAAATTAAGGAGTGATGGTTTATTAATAAGAGAAATTACTAAAATATATAAATGTTCAAGCACAACCATAAGAAGAATATTAAGTGAAGCATATGAAGAAGCAAAAAGAAATGGTTAAGATAGGTCATTTAGATGTACCTATTGATTATTTTACATTACCTGTGGATGAGAAAGAAGTAATATGCAATTCAATATTGGAAAGTATGTTATACCTACTTGAAAAACATATAGACCCTGAAGTGAATAGATTTGAAATACTCAATAAGATAATAGACAGTTCAATCATAATGAATGAAGACCACGAGAATTATGAAGTAGCAGGTGTTCTATTTGATATACGAAAAATGATTAATGAATAAAGATATAGAAACATTCCTTGCAAAAAATTATTACCTATTAGAAAATATAGCGTACAAATTAACGAAGGGAGACCCACTAACAAAAGATTTACTACACGAATGTATTTTGCAGGTGTTAGAAAAAGATAAGGTAGTACTGCATAAGAACGATGATAAGACCATTACGTATTACTTCACTGCTATAATGCGCATCAACTACTTCAGCAAAACATCACCATTCCATTACAGGATAAGAAGGGAAAGACAAGCAATGAGTGTGGACATTGCAACGTGTTGGGATATATCATACGAACAAGAAGAATTTGAAACAGAAAGAATATATCAACTATTGGAGGAGAACTACGCAGAACTTGATTGGTTTAAGAAAAGCCTATTGGATATGTACCTCTCTCTCAATAGTAGTATGAACGCAGTAAGTCGTAAAACAAATATACCAAAAACAAGTATTTCTCGTTATATTAATGAGATAAGAAAGATAGTCAAGGATGACATAAAGATGAAATTAAACAGATAAGCAATGGGATGTGGCTGCAAACAACCAGTGGTGAGAAACCCTAAACCTCAAACAACAACAACAAATGGCGAAAGCGAAACAACAAGCACAACAGGAACAACAAGTAACTAACGGAATATCAAACGAGGATATTCTATTTGCACATATGGTGCTACAAGCATCAGGTGCAACACAAGAGTATAAGGATAAAGCAAACAGTATATATAAATCTATATTTAATGAAGATGTAGTATATAGCTGCTGCAAAAATAAAGCGTATATAAAGTTTGACTATTATGTGCGTAACGTATTAAAATTATTATAATGGCTAAAACAGGAAGAAAAACCGATGAGATAGAATTTGAACAGGTGATGAATAGAGTGTTTGAAATGATGTTGTACGAACATTTATCGTGGAACGAGTTTAGAGATAAAGCATCAAAAGAGTTTCAAATATCTCCACGTCAAGCAGAACGATTGTGGAGTGAGGCACGTACAAGATTGAAGGAAAGGTTTGAACGTAATAACGAAGAAATATTACAAGACCACTTAAATCAATTGTACGACTTATTAAAACGTGCAAGAGACGACAGGAACAAGAGAGTAGAACGTGAGGTGTTAGCTGATATAGCTAAAATACAATCATTAGAAGGTGTTAAGAAAGTAGACATAACAACTAACGGACAACCAATTAGCATCAACGTTAATTTGGATTAAAAAAATTTAAACAGCGATGTGTAAAATGTCGTTTTTAGAAAAAATATATATATAAATATGGGAATAGAAAGAAGACAAAAGAGAAAGCAAAAGCACGATGTAAAGAAGATGTACGATAAACAAATGAGGTTAATGTCCACGATGACGGAAGTACAACGTATAACACATTTGGCGCATCTACAATCAAGAATAAAACCTGCTGAACAAAAAGAAAAAGTAGATGAGTAAAATAGAATTTATAATCCCAACGTGGGAAAGACCTGAGGAATTAAAACTAATATTACAATCACTGATGGTGCAGACCAATCCAAATTGGAAAGCGCACGTGGTTATAGACGGATTAACGGACGAATATCGTGGAGTGAAGGATTTATATCAGGATGAAGATAAGGTCCGCTTTAGCCACGTAGATGGTCCTAATAACGATTGGGGTCACACTGCACGTAACTACGGATTGGACCACGCACAAGAAGAATGGATTGTAATGACAGGGGATGACAACTATTATATTCCAACCTTCGTAGATAATTTTTTAACTGAGGGTGAATTAGGTAGAGATTTAGTGTACTGTGATTTACTGCACGATATGAAAATGGATAGTTACTTACCTATTAAATCTAAAATATCTGAGGGATGGATTGATATTGGAAACTTTATGACAAGAAGAACTACCATTGGTGATTTAAGATTAATAACAGACAGCTATCAAGCAGACTATAAATTTGTGAATTACATTAATAAACATAAGACAAGTAAGGTGGGTAAGATAAATAAAGTATTATACGTACACAACTAATGGAAATAAATTTAAACTTAACTAAGAAGCAAGGTGAAACATTTAAAATCCTACTTGATAAAACACATCGTGAAGTATTATACGGTGGCGCAAAAGGTTCAGGTAAATCCTATTTGGGTTCTGTTTGGGTTCTATATATGTGCATTACTTATCCTGGCATACGTGCGTTGATAGGACGTACAGTTCTGACGCAGCTACGAGTAACTACAATCAAAACATTAATGGACTTATTCAAGGAGTGTGGTATTACAGGGGAACATTATACATACAACCAACAATCAAACGAATTGAAATTCTTTAATGGTAGTGAGATAGTGTTCAGGGATTTACAATACAATCCATCAGACCCTAACTACGATAGTTTGGGTGGACTTGAATTAACGATTGCGTTTATAGATGAGGTTGCTCAGGTAAGTAGACAGGCGTACGATGTAGTACGTTCATTGCTGCGTTATAAGATTAATGAGTACAAGTTAAAGCCTACACTCTTTATGTCCTGTAACCCATCACAATCGTGGTTAAAGCAGGAGTTTTATTTACCACACGTACAAGGAACATTAGATGCAACTAAAATATTCATACAGGCTTTACCAACAGATAATAAATTTTTACCAGCAGAATATTTGGATATATTAAAGAACCTACCACCAAAACAAATGAAGCGTTTGTATTTGGGTGATTGGAACTACGAGACCGAAGAAGATAGCTTGTTTGATTTTGACACCATCAGTTCAAGTGTGTTTAGAATTGCACCGAATGTAGACGATAAGAAGTTTATGAGTGTGGACGTTGCACGATTTGGTAGTGATAGGTCAGTGGTAGTATTATGGGTGGGGAATGTTATAACAGAAATATTAGTGTATAGTAAATTATCAACAACAGAATTAAGTGAGGAGATAAAAGGTTTAATACAAAAGTATGGTGTGCATCCACAAAATATTGTGGTGGATAGTGATGGAGTAGGTGGAGGTGTTGCAGACCAAATACGTGGGAAGAACTTCGTTAATAATAGTTCACCACTACACAAACAAAACTATACCAATTTAAAATCACAATGTTATATTAAGTTAAGTGAGATGTTTAAGGAAGGTAAGATTAGTATTAATGTTATGGACCCAAACATAATAGACACACTAACACAAGAACTATTAAGTGTACGATTAAAAGACACTGATAAAGATAATAAGGTAGGCGTACATTCAAAAGACGAGATGAAAAAGATATTGGGAACATCACCCGATATATCTGATGCAGTGATGATGAAGATGTTATTTGAAGTGCAGAACCATAAGACGACAGGAAGGTATAGTATATCCTTCATACAATAAATATATATATATGATTAAGTTTAAGATTGAAGACAAGGGTTATGAACTACCCGAAGTAATGACGATAGGTCATTACGTAAAGATTTACAAGATAAAGAATTTGTTTAGTGATGATTATTACGCAGCTAAATTAGTGAACCTATTAACAGGTGCGCCTGTTGAAGATTTGTTAGAGACAGATTATGAACAGGTTAATTTTTTAGCAGAACAAATACTAAAACTAATCCCACAAGAAATACCTAAGTTCAAGGACCGATTTACATTGGATGGTGTTGAGTATGGTTTCTTTCCTAATTGGAGGGACGTGTCGTTTGCAGAATATGTGGATATGGACACCATCTCAACTAAGAAGGAAGAAGAACTATTGGACTACCTGCATATACTTGCATCAATAATGTACAGACCAATTATAACTGAAAGGTCACACCACGATTTTGATATTGAGAAATACGATATTAAAAGTATGAAGACACGTGCAGAACTGTTCAAAAACAAATTAGATATAGGTGTTGTTTTATCAGCGCAGTTTTTTTTTATCAACTTCGCAAGGAGATTTTCAACTCATTCCCAGCTGTCTTTAGTGACGAAGCTGCCGATATGGACGAGGATAAAAATAATGTGGTCAATGAGAAAGCTAATAATGAACGTTCTTTTCAAGCGGTCTACGGTTGGTTCGTTGTCGTCAATAGATTGGCTGGAAATGATATTGCAAAACACGACACCATCTACGAAAAAACGGTGGTGGAAGTTCTAAACCAATTGTCTTTCGTAATTAATTATGAGGAGGAGATGAACAGGCTTACAAGACAAGCACAAGGTGCAGTTTAATAATAACCACTTCACATTTTTTTATATTTATAAGTAATGGTCAATTATAAACAGATTATACAGGATTTAAGTGGTATTGCTTACCACCACCCTCAGTTAAATTCATTTGGATATGGGGATATTACCCAATTGACAATGGATATTGACACCAAACAGGAACCAGTGTACGCAAAAATGTATGTGGTACCAGGTCAAACGGTGTTCGCACAAAACAGAATTGACTATAATTTCTCAATTATTATATGTGATATTGTAAATAACGACCTATCAAATCAGGAAGATGTAATGTCTGACACGTTTGAAATAGTAAAAGACGTGTGGACTATCCTATATCAATCCTATACAGCTACGTTTGGTGGGTTCAGTATTGACTACGAACCATTATGGAACAGCAATGTGTTACCATTTTTAGAAAGGTATGAAACATTTTTGGGTGGATGGACAATGAATATAACCATTGAACAACCATTTGACTACAACAATTGCGTATTACCTGTCTCAGGATTAACATTACCAACATCAGTGAACGAAGTAAATTACGCATTGATATTGGATGACTTAAAAGAAATAGCACGTGCACACGAACAAATTAATTCTTATGGGTTCGGTGATATAGCGCAGCTAACAATGGACATTGAGACAGAACAAGAACCTGTCTACACGAAGATGTATGTTATACCAGGCACTGCAATATTAGCGCAGAACGAATTGGTATATAATTTCCAAATAGTAGTGTCCGATATTGTGAATGTTGATATATCAAATCAACGTGACGTGATGAGTGACACACTTGAAATTTGTAATGACATATTCACCATACTTTATTTGAGTGAGTACGAATTAAATTGGAACGCAACGTGTGACCCATTCCTTGAAAGATTTGAAACAGTTTTAGGTGGGTGGACATTATCAATACAAGTAACACAACCGTTTGATTATAACCGATGCGTGTTACCTGAATTACCATTCGTGGTGCAGAATAAAAAGTGGTACGAGTTAGCAGAATTATGGAACACAATATCAACAGTATGGAGAAAAGTATAAAACAAAAAATATTAATATAAGATGGGTCAATTAACAAATCAATATGTAAGCAGTTCTTATCAGGGTCTTTTAAAGATGACTGATAGCACACAAGGTCTAACCAATACATTACAGACAATACAAACAGGTGATGGTGATAATAGTCCATTACAAATGTCATTTACTGAGGTGAACATATCAGGTTCATTCTTTATAAACAACGTTCCAATCACAAACGGAACTAATGGTACGTCAGGTACCTCAGGTGTTGCAGGTTCGTCAGGTACGAGTGGCAGTTCAGGTTCTAACGGTTCAAGTGGAACGAGTGGTCAATCAGGTTCCTCAGGTTCAGCAGGTAGTGACGGTTCATCAGGAACAAGTGGTACGTCAGGTTCTAATGGCTCGTCAGGTACAAGTGGAGTTGACGGTTCGTCAGGAACCTCAGGTTCTAATGGTAGTGATGGAAGTAGTGGAACATCAGGTGTTGCAGGTTCGTCAGGTACGAGTGGTACATCATTTGAAAGTCCATATACAGGAGATATAATTGTTACAGGTTCAATAGATATTACAGGACAATTCTTAGTGAATGGTGTTCCTGTTACAGGTTCAGGTGGCGGTGGAGATAGAAATGGTTTAATCACAACAGGTTCGGTTACAGACACACAACAAATTACAGGTAGTTTAATATTAGGTAATACAGTTATATCAGGTTCATTAGTTGGTAATACAATTAATCGTGGTTTTATTAAAATTACAAGTGAAGCGGCAGTAAGTGGAACACTACAATTAAATGTAACATCATCAAATGCAGTTTCACAATCTAATTTATTATTTGTACCTGCAGCACCGAGTGCAGTAGTTGCATCACAATTAACAGGTTCAATTGTTATATCAGGTAGTAATAATATTTTATTTCAGACAGCAAGAACACAATCTCCAACACAAACAGCAAATGGAATTTATGGTTATATAGGTGGTAGTAACAATATTATTTCAACAATACCTTTATTTACTACTGCGTCACTTACTCAGCGACCTGTTATGAATAATAACCAATTAAATGGTTTATTATCAATAGGATTAATTACATCAAGTTTAAATAGCAGTACAAATAATAACGTAATTTATGGTGGAGTAACATTAGCATCACAATCAGGTTCATTTGCTTATCAAAATAATTTTAATAACTCACAAGTAACATTAAATCAAAATACTAATCCACTTACAGGTAGTGGAACAGCAGGTAATACATTTATTAGTCAAAACAATTTTGGTGGTGGTATAACATTAAACGCTGTTAGTTCATCAATACAAGCAACAGGCAATATAACATTTGGTGGTGGAACATTTGTAACAAACTCATATTTTCAAACAGGTTCAAACAGTTTTGTAAATATACAAGCAAACATATTAGGTGGTAGTAATAACCACGTTCAATTTGGTGGTAACCCTCAAACAAACATCGCAAGGAGTTTTTCTACAAACATATTAGGTGGTACTAATAATATTGTTAATATGGACGCAACAGGTTCTAATACTAATATGTTTAGCACACTTATATACGGTCAATCACTTTCAATTAATCCAAAAGAACAAATTGACGGTATGGCTGTTTTAGGTAAGTATAACAAACCAGTTACAGGTAGTACAATATTTGTTGTTGGTAATGGTACAGGTACAGGTGATAGAAGAAACGCAATTGAGGTAACGACTAATAATCAAACATTAATTTCAGGTTCGGTTAATATATCAGGTTCATTACAAGTTAATGGACTAACACCACTAATAGGAACAGCAGGACTTATAACAACAGGTTCTTATAACGGACTACAATCAATGAGTAGTTCATTATTAGTTGCTAATACATCTAATGCAGGACACCCTTATTTATTACAAGCACAAGCGTTTGATTTTACTAATAACGCTTTATCAGTTACAGGTAGAACAAATATTACAGGTTCATTAATTGTTAATGGTACAACAATAACAGCAGTAGATAGAAACGGATTAATAACAACAGGTTCAGCTGGACAAACACAAAATATTACAGGTTCATTAATTGTTAGTAGTAGTGCCGTTACAATAATAGCAGGACCAGGTAACCCTACTAATACTCTTGATATTCAGTCAGGTTCAATGCGAATGTCTGACATATCAGGTTCTATTAGAATTGCAACTGCAAACAACCAACCTCAATTATTTTTTAATCCGACAAGGAAAGTTGGTTTCTTCTTAGGTCAATCAAATATGGACCAAGTCAATACACAATTTGGTATTACCGATGATAGCACTGACAACTACACAATGGGTGGTAACTTTAATAACTTCAGGACAGGTTCAAATAACTTGATGTTAGGTGTTCAATCCATTAGTATAAGGTCAGGTTCTAATAACATAATTTTAGCACGTGACACAAATTACAATACAGGTTCAAATAACTTGATGTTAGGTAGAGGACCATTAGGTGTAAATGAATGTCAAGAATATTTCAATTTACAATTACCTAATGGCGGTACACCTATTATGTTTAAGAGTGGTAGTGCTGCATTAACTTTAAATAGTAATACAACAATATCAGGTTCACTAAATGTAACAGATAAAATAAACAATCTAAAAATATGGACGGGTAGTTTAAATAGTAATAGTATTGGTATTGGTAATAGTACATTAAACTCTCAAACAGGTTCATCATTAAATAATATTGCAATTGGTGGTGGTGCTTTACAAACAAATGTAACTGGTTCTGGAATAGTTGCGATTGGTGATAGTGCTTTAAGAGATAGTGTAGCAGGATTTAACTTAGCGTTAGGTTCGTCCGCTTTACAAGCAAACACAACAGGTCAGTACAATATTGGTATAGGTCAATCATCAGGTCAAGCAAATACAATAGGAGAAAAGAACATATCAATTGGTTGGAATAGTTTTGTTAATAATACAACAGGTTCAACCAATACAGCAATAGGCGCACAATCATTACAGAATAACATTAGTGGTTCAGGTAATGTTGCAATAGGAAATAGTGCAGGTTATTACTCAACAAGTTCAAATGAATTTTTTGTTGGTAATGATAATTATGGTGGTGTTAATACTGAAAGAAGTGGTTCATTATTTTGGGGTCAATTTAATAGTACAACTGCAAACCAAACATTACAGATTAACGCACAAACATCTGTTAGAAATAATTTAGTTGTAAGTGGTTCATTAACAGTAGGTGGTAATTTACAATTTAATGTTGGTGATTTTTACTCAACTCAAACACAAACATTAGCAGCAGGTGTTTCAGGTAGTGTAACTTATAACAATACAGGTACATCTTTTGGTGTTACATTAGCGTCAAGTTCACAATTAACAATAGCAAACGCAGGTGTTTATTCAATTACATTCTCAGCACAAATTAAAGGTGATGGTGGACAAGACACCGTTTATATGTGGTTAAAGAAAAACGGTACAAATGTAGCAGACACCGCAACTAAATTAGTTGCTAAAAATAACGAAGAAGATGTTATGACAGTAGAGTATATCGTTCAAGCTGCAGCAAGTGACTATTATGAAATTGCGTGGCAGAACTTAAATGGTGATGGTGATTTATTATATGAAGCAGCGTCAGGAAATATACCAGCAATACCATCAATAATAACAAGTGTAAAACAAGTTAGATAGTGGATATAGAAACTATAACAACAATAATGGATGAAGTACTGAAAGGAGTATTGGACCTTAATGAATATCCTTATGGTCGTGAAGGAAAGTTTGGTAACAAGGTTGCTACAGGTTCTTTACGTGCGTCTATTATGGTAGAACCTACATCACGTAAAGGTGTTATTAGTTTCCAAATCTTCGCTAATGATTATTTCCAATGGGTACAATCAGGTCGTGCAGCAGAAATGAAGGGTGTTCCAATTGATGCGATATTAGATTGGATGAATGCAAGAGGAATATTTGCAACAGATAAACAGAATAATAAATTTGATGCACTACAATCTCAAGTTTCTACTGCGTATATTATAAACAAATCAAGATTAAAGAAAGGTAAGAAAGCGTTACCGATGAAAGTATTGCTTGATTGGATAAAAGAAAAGAATGTAAAGTTCAACATTGACTTACAAAAAGGTATGGCGTTCGCTATACAAAAAAACATAATCAAGTTTGGTATTGCACCAGCAGATATAGAAGATAAATTTTATGATAAATTAGAAAGTAGTCCAGTGTTTATGGATGCGTTAGAACAATATACGTTCCAACAATTTGAAGCAATGGTTGAAAATATTTTTATCAGCACTAAAAAAGAAACAATATGAGTTTTGGATATTCAGGAATAGTAGCAGGTAGCGCAATCAATAGCTACACACAAGCGAGAAGGTCAGC